AATTGCAACACGCATATACATGTGTTGAGGACGTTCAATTGTCTTACCACTCGGTAATTTCAAAAGATACATCTCTTGTAACGACCTCCAAGCAAAGTAATCAAAGTTATAATCATTATCGTGATTGATTACCGCATCTATTAAATTTTCACCATAGTTATCAATTTTTTTAATTAATTCTTCGTTAATTATACCATCTGAATATAACTCTTTCATAGTTTGTGAAAAACTATCGTTTGTTTCTTTATGGTATGATGATATTGCAACTGATGATGCCAATCTAGAATAATCGTGGTGACTACCAGTATATGATGCTGCTATTTCATAGATTAACTTATCTAATTCTTTTGTTGTTACTTCACCTTCTGTTGGTACAGAAGTGATTACCTTGATAAAAATTTCATCAGAATTAACGTTCAAACCTTTTGCTGAACGTTTTACTCTATTGTAAATTTTTTGTGGGTTAAAGGCGACATTCTCCCCCACTCTTTTAATAATTTTTAATGACATAGTTTATAATTTAGAAGTCTTCTGTAAATGTTATTGTTTCGTTTAACTTAGCTTTTTGGTATTCAACCGTTCTTGATTCAAAGAAATTACCTTTTGTTTCAACCGCAATCTGTTCCATGAACTTAAAAGGTTGTTCTACGTTATATTCCTTAGAACATCCCATTTTTACTAAAAGTCCATCTACAACAAACTCTAAGTATTGTTTCATTAGATTTGAATTCATTCCGATAAGTGAAACAGGTAAAGACTCAGTGATAAACTCTTTTTCTATTTCAAGAGCCGACAACAATATTTCTTTAATTCTTTTTTCTGATGGTTTTTCTTCCAAGTGATTGTTTAACAGGTGTATTGCAAAATCACAATGTAAGTTTTCATCTTTAAAGATAAGTGAGTTAGCGTTACATAGACCTTGCATAATTCCTCTTGACTTCATCCAAAAGATGGCACAAAATGAACCTGAAAAGAAGATACCTTCAACAGCCGCAAACGCCACCAATCTTTCGGCAAATGAAGCATTTTCAATCCATTCTAATGCCCATTTTGCTTTTTTCTGCACTGCAGGTAATCTATCAATCGCATTAAAACACTCATCTTTTTCTTTTGGGTTCCCAATGTACGTATCAATTAATAAAGAATACATAAGTGAATGAATGTTTTCCATTGCCAATTGCATACCGTAGAAAAACTTTGCTTCAGGGTATTGTACTTCACGATAAAAGTTTTCGGCCAAGTTTTCATTTACAATACCATCGGAAGCGGCGAAAAATGACAATACATTTTTAATAAAGTACTTTTCATTGTCTGTAAGATTTTCCCAATCTCTGATGTCATTTGTTAAGTCGACTTCTTCTGCCGTCCAAAATGCAGCTTGGTGTTGTTTGTAATATTCCCATATATCGTTATGTTCGATAGGGAAGATGACGAAACGTCCAGGATTTTCTGTTAATATTTTTTCCATAGTTTTAATTAAATTAAGATTGTTGTTCTTTTAACTTCTTTTTTTCTAGAAGTTCTTTGACACGGTTTTTGTTTCTTTCTTCTTTTTGTTCTTCTAAACCTAAGAAGGTCATACTTTGTTCTGTGTCTATTTCTAACATTGCGTTATCAAACTTACAGTTTTCAAACACAATACCGTCTTTACCTATTCTTGACTTTGTAATTGCAATTGTTGCCAAGTTCATTTCTTTTTGTTGTAAACTTTTGGCCACAGTTATGATTACGTGACCTACTTGTGCTTTTTTGATTGACCCACCCATTTGGTCTGTTGTTACAACTTCAGACGAAATTGAGTTACGATTACCTTGAGTTGCGGTCCAACCAGCCAAATCTAATTCGTGACACATCGCTTCAAAAGCTCTCATTACTGACCCCTCACTTTTCCATTCATCACCTAACATTTTATCAGGTACAACACAATCAATGTAGTCTAAAATAATCATATCAACTTTGTTACCCTCAGCAATCATTTTTCTAATTTGATTTTTGATTTGATTCATAGTTACAGTATCAGATGGTAACTTTTTTAAAATCAACTTATTTTTTCTTGTTGCTTGGATATGTTTAACTTTTTCTATCACATCTTTTCTGTTTTCGGTCAAATCATCAGGGTGAATTTCCGTCCAAAGAGTAATATGTTTTCTTTGAATGATTTTTGGATTATCTTCAAAAAATATCTGTAAAACGTTATACCCTAAATTAAATGCGTGGTTTGCAATTTTTGTAGTAAAAGTAGACTTACCAACACCCGTGGGTGCTAAGATAACACCTATTTCTCCTTTTGCCAAACCTCCTCGTAACAAATTATCAATACCAGGTATTCCTATTGGAATTGGGTGTCTGTAATCGTCGTCTAATACATCATCAAGATTAAAGAATACATCCGTAGTACCTTTATCTACTTCACCGACTTGTAAAGCTCCTCTTACCATTTCTTCTAAGTGGTCATAACTTTCAAAGTCACCCTTATCAATAATTGATTGTGCCTTTGTCATGACTTTTTGTAGTTCTTGTTGTTTACAGAACTTTAATGACTTTTCTTGTACAAAAGATGACCCTTCATCGGAAACATTTTTAACTTGTTCAATCGTATCCAAGATACTTTTTTGAGCCATAGGAGAAGATATTTCCGACTTGGTAAGTTGTTCTAATGTATCAAAGGTTGGTGTATGTTCGTACTTTGAATAGTATTCTTTAACCATCTGACAAATAATTCTGAAATATTGATTATCAAAGTAATGTGGGTCGATAACTTCTAATATTGAATTAGAAAAATCTTTATAGATAATGATATTATTTAGTAGTTGTATTTGAAATGTATTACCGAGATATCCAAAGTTTTTTTTGTCTGACATGTGATTTAATTTATATGATTTTTCAATAAATACTATTAGACTAACGAATAATTTAGATAGTTATGAGATAATTTTTTTGATGAAAAAATGTCAGTTAACTCTTTAAGTATTGTTTTTATGGATGGCCTTACGTCTAGGGTATATCTAACCTTTGGTGGGTATAATTTAGCGTCTATAATAGTATGACAAATTGTCTCGTTTCCGAGTTTTAAAATAATGTTAAATACTTCAGGCCCATCTGTGTTTGAAGTATTAAGGACCGTTTGGTCTTCTTCAATTTGATATCTATTTTCCAACATATAAAACACTGACTTGTTTCTCAGTTTATTTTCCAACTCAGTTTTTAAAGTTCTAATATAGTCCATTAACTCAACACTACTCTTAGCGTTTGGGTTAAATCCTTTTACGTTGAAAAACCTTTGTACTACGAAGTTATTATTCAAAGTAATTAAAAACTCAACTTTGGTTATGTCATTTAAATCTTTCATAATTTTTTAATTTTTTCTTTTAAATTTTGTTTTTTCTTTTCTTGTTAGTTTTAAAAATGGTTTTAGAAAATACGTCCAATTATCATCTGTTTTGGGTAAGAATTTAAACAAACCGTCCTCCATCATCATTCTAATAAGGTTTTTGTAACCTCTACCGTCAGGGTCTAAACTTTCAGAATAATAAAGGTGAACCAATTCTTTACCTTCCTCATTTATTAAGGGATTACTCAAATCTACTAATTTTTGATTAATTTCAAAAAATTCTAAACCGAATATTCCCTCTTTAGTTTTACCACTTAACAGATTTTGAAGTGCGGTATTATCTTTATTTTCTTTAAGTAATTCTTCACTTCTTGTTAAAATATCGGTGAAGTTAACTTCTTTTTCAAGTAGCTCAGGAAAAAATTTGAGTAATGTTTTTTCACCTAAGTAAAATATACCATCAATATTATCTGAACCGTCCCCCGTTAGTATTTTTACAGTCTTGACATTGTAATGCGGAATCAAACTTTCATATAGTTTGATTTTATCTCCAAATTTAAAATATGCCTTATTAGATGGTGAATAAATTGTTACCTTTTCCGATATAAGTTGGGTTAAATCTCTGTCAGAAGAAAAAATTGTTTTTTGTTCATCTTCTGATATTTTACAATAATAGGCAATTAAATCATCCGCTTCTGAGTGTTCAACTTCTAACTGTCTTACAAACATTTCTTCCAGGTATTGTTTCACTCTTTGTTTTTGAATGTTGAAAGATTCTTCTTTAAGTTCATTATCTGAACTTTTTCTGTTCAACTTATACTTGGGGTATATTATTCTCCTTTGAGAAGTGCTTGTATTACTATCCCAAAACACAACGACCTTATCAAAATTAGACTCTTCTAAAAATTTACGTAGAGTATTTAGAAAGTGCCAAATACCTCCGACGTGTTTTCCATCGTGATAGAATTCTCTAACACCGTGAAATCCAATTTTCAATAAATTATTTCCGTCAACAAGTAATGTCTTTGACACTTACTAAAATTTAATTGTTACTACTCTACTTCTTCTTTTTCTGTTTTCAAATCAAAGTCACCGTCAACTCCGATTATGTCTTTCCAATAGTCAGCATACTCTTTCTTATACTTTTCTATTGACGCCTTTTCTTCTGTTGTATCTTTACCTGGTAAAAAACCGTGTGGAGTCACAATAATTCTTCCATCTTCAAAACCGAGACCGTTAATGTGGTTTTTCATAACCGACACTTTTGTTCTTGAAGCAAACTTAACTGTTCTCTTATCTTTTGTTGCGGTAATCTTTGTTGTACCAGCCCCTTTCTGATTACCAAATAAGAATACCAAAGATGAATTCAACCAAATGGCTTCTCCACCTTTCGCTTTAATTTTTGGTTGTCCGAATGGATTGTCGGGTAATTCAACCCATGGTTGGTTTACAATTACCAAGGTATTTTCAAACTTAGAGTCTGATTTACGAGAACCTGAAATTCTCTGATTTATACCCATTCCAATTTTGTCGGCCAAAACAGAAGCGTTATGTTGTTTTCCCCCCTTTCCTTCAAAAGTCATTTTACAAGGAACAGAACCTACTGAGTCCCACAAGAAAAGAAGACTATATTCTAACTCCCCTTTTTCTTGAGCATCTAACAAACTATTAATGTAATCTGTTATCTGTTCAATATACTCAAAGTTATTATTAAAGATGAAAAACCCATCCCAATCAACTTCACCTGTCTCTTCGTCCACAACTTCTTCACACTCAAAACCCATGAGTTTGGCATGTTCAAAGGACCATTTCTGTTCTGTAATAATAAAGACAGGTAAAATGCCTTTCTTTTGTGCGTCAACTGCGGTTTTAACCAATGCTGTGGTTTTGCCCGTGTCGGAGTGACCTAAAAACATATTAAGGTGTCCAATGGCAGGACCTGGTAAACCAACCGCGTCTAAGAAATCACCACCTAAATCAAAAAATCTTTGTGGTTTATATTTTGCCGAGGTTGAAAACTTTTTTTTCAGCGAACTGAAGTCATTCTTTTTAATAGCCATAATTAGATTTCGTAAATTTTGAAGTTATTGATTGTCTCTAACTTATCTTTTGCGTTTGCCAATTGCTCCACCAAATTATCCATTTCTTCTGTGTGTTGTGGGTGTTCTCCAATACCTACAGGGTTTGTGAAATATACATACAAGCGAGCTTCAGCGTCAGCAATGTCTGATTCATATTTTTTTACAAGAGCGTCTTTGAGTTTTTCTGCAATAAATGTATCCATTTTTTTGTTTTAAAAAAGTTAATAAAAACGGGCCCATTTACCGAGCCCGTGTAGTTAGTTTAAATTAGAATGGTAAATCTTCTGATGGTTCGTCATTAGCTTGTGGGTCGACAACCTGAGGTGTTTCTTGTTTAGTACCCCCGAGTGAAATTTCAGCTTCGTCACCGTAAACAAACTTTTTAAGTTCTGAGCTCCAAATTGGAGTTTCTCCAACCGCAACTGCCTCTAAATATTCAACAGGTTTTTTAGAATAAACGTCATTCCAAGTAAGTTCGTCTTGTAACCAACCTTCCATGATACCTTTGTCAGTATGTAACACTTGTGGGTCGTCATACATAATTGTTTGGATTACTGTATATTCTTTACCTTGTGGTGTTTTTGCCTTTGTGAGTTCGATAATCAAGTCTCGTCCTTTCTCAGCATCTGTTACGTCACCTTTAGCTTTCCAAATTGGAAGAATTTTGTCTAACACACCTTCTTGTTTGTAGTTGTGTTTGAAACGCCAAAATTTAACTCCGTCTTGTTCGTTATCACGGTCAATTACTTTTACAATGTAAAATAATCGTGAACGATACTGTGACGCTAATTCTTTGTCTTCTTTTTTACCTGTGGAAATAAGTTCGTTATAAACTTCAGTTAAAGGGGAACGTTCGTTGTCATTTTTATCAGGGTCATACAACTTAACCCATTGTCCGTTTACTTGAATTTCGTGATACCATACTTCAACAAATGGTGATGAACCATCTTTTGTAGGTAAAATACGAATTCTACGTGATGCAGACTTTTCATTTTTTTGTAGAATCGCTGAGAAATACTTCTTTAGTCGGTCCTCTTGTGAAATGTTTGTTTTTTGTGAACTCGATGATGTTGAGTTCTTTTCGTACTGTGCTAGTACTGAATCTAATACTGAATTTGCCATAAATAAATTTTTAATTTTTACTCTTTTATCTTCATAAAATATAAGTGAAAATTAAAGTTTGTCAAATAAAAAAGGGAAGATAATTCTTCCCTCAATTTTTACTTTTGTCTGTCAAAAATTATTCAGAATCTTCTTCTGTATCATATAAGTTAAAGGTTTTTTTAACTTCATTTGGTGAATAGTTTTCAACTTCGTCAGAAGTTAAAACATATTCATTTTTTCCACTCTTTTCCATTTCACCTTTTTTGTCATCAAAAAAATCAGTTAGTTTTTGGTTGTAAGGGTAAGAATCAAGTGAGCGTAGTTCTAATTTTTCTTCAGGACTTTTCTGTCTATACTTTTCTAATTTAGTTTCGAGACTATTAATTTTATTCATTATTTCATCCATGTGAGATAACTTAGACTCTAAGTCATCAAGTTTTGTAAAAATCCCATCCATGAATTCATCTTGTTTTGCTTGAATTTCTTGTTGTGTGGTAACTAAATCTGTTATATCGATTTCTTCAGTTTCTTCTTCACCTTCATCTTCAGGTGTTACTTCTTCAACGTCAGGGTCGTTTTCTATATCAACAGGTTCAGGAACTTCAGTCGCTCCTGCGGCTGCGGGGTCAGCGGCTGCGGGGTCTGTTGCTCCTGCTGCTGCCGGGTCGGCTGCTGCGGGGTCTACGGCTGCGGGGTCAGCAGCTGCGGGGTCTACAGCAGTTGGGTCAGCAGCTGCGGGGTCCGCCGGTGGTGGAGGTGGAACATCTTGTTCTCTCAAAATATAAGAATTTATTTGGTTGAACCTTTTTAATTCTTCTAATATTTTTCTATCTAAACTCATTTTTGTAAAATTTATCCGTTTAATAATGTCTTAACTCCTGTTGGTGTTTCAACTCTTAAAGTTTTATTGGTCTTCATTGTGTTGTCAACTCTTTCTATCAAACCATCTTTCATTCTAATAGTATAACAGTCACCAGTATCTAAGTCACATACTTGTTGATACCCATTACCTGCATCTTTTTTGGTAATTCTTGTATCTTTGTTTAAATAGCTGTCTAATAATAATTTAATATCCATGTCT